TGGAAATGAATATGGAAACAAAGTACGTTTCAACTCAGTAGGTGAAGCAGATGCATTAGTATCGCAAGGTAAGAGTGCAGTTGGTGACGTTATCTACGGCGGACGTATGGGTAATGATTCCGCAGGGGACGGTTTTAAGTTCAGAGGTCGTGGCGCTTTCCAACTTACAGGTAAAGATAACTATGCACGTTATTCACAAAAACTTTTTAATGATGATAGACTTGTACAGAATCCAGAACTTGTAAATGACCCAGTTATCGGCGCACAAGTTGCCGCCGCATTCTATGAAGAGAATGTTATGGACAGGGGCATTGCGGGTAATGATGTTGGTGCAGTTTCCAGAGCAATCAATGGTGGTACTATTGGTTTACAAGATAGAGCGGACTTGTTTGCCGCATATCAATCAGGTGGTCCTATTAATTCTTCAGGTCAAATGCTTGCCGCGGCGAATATGGAAAATGATGCCGCAACTGCCGCACTAGCAGATGCAGGTACAGGTACTGGTGGTACTACTGTTATCAGTTCACCTACTAATGTTGCTTCTTCAAGTACAACTATGATGGGTGGAATGGCTTCAGCATCACAAGTTATGACACCAGAAGAAATGTCTATGATGTACGGAGCAGTATAAAAAAATAAGGGGAACATCTCTGCTCCCCCTATTCCCGACTACCGAAGTAGTCTCTCCTTTCGTGTACAGTAATCATTTCAGAGCGTGTCTGCCACAGCCTCTAGGACCCATACGGGTTGTTTACCTCACCTATTCTTTCTTAGTCTTCTTCTGCAAGATTTGCAAAGTAAGACAAAGTATCGTCATCATCATCAGTTGAGACTGATGCGACTTCCGCAGTTTCAGCAACTTTCGCTGGAGCGGCGGCTGGTTCAGATTTGAACGCAGGCTTGTAATCTTGTGCTGGTGCTTGTTCTGCACTGGCAGATGCCGATGTAGATACACCCAAGACTTTATCCAAACGTGCTTTCAATTCATCATAAGACTTGAAGTTTGTCGGAGCAACGAATTCAGTCAAAGAAGACTGTGTTTTCCATAGTGCTTCAAGTTTATCATCATCACCAGCAAGCAACGGTGTTGTGCTATCAAACTCTGACTTATCATAGTTACGATAACCTTCAACCTGACGAATTTTCAACTTGAAGTTTGCACCTTCCCAAAAATCAAATGGGTTTACAGGTGTCTCATCTTCAAACTGAGGATTCATTGCCTCTGTGATTTTATCAAAAATCTTCTTACCAAACTGATACAAGAAAACTTTGCCTTCGTTCTCAGGACGCTTAGGGTCACTGACAACTACAATGTTCGCAATGTATTTCAGACGGCGCTTCTGCTTACGAGCAATTTCTTTGTTCGCTTCTACGCCAGAGTTCCACAACTTACTATTATATTCTGAAACGGGGTCTTGCCCGCCTAGAGTTGTAAGAGAGTTTTCGATATACCACCCACCTGGTCCTTGGAAGCCATGGTCGAATACACGAACCCACGGAAGGTCTTCACCTTCTGGTGCTGGCAAGAAACGAATGACTGCATAGCCATTGCCTGCCTTATCGACTTCTGGTTTCCAGAAACGGTCGGCGTCATTATTACCTTGTTTGGGGGATGATTGTTTTTCAAGTGCGTCTGCTAGTTTAGCAAAAGAACCCGAAGTTTTTTTAAGTGATGCAAAAGACATATATATTCTCCTAGTATGTTTTAATATTGCTGTATTTACGATTTATCCACTGTCACATAATGTATACTTGTATTTATAACACAAATAATTCCGTTTGTCAAGTGAAAATTTCCTTCATTAACGTTTTTGCTTTACTGATATCATAATCAATAAAACCTTCATATTTCTTTATACGCTTACGAACAATCGGGTAAAAAATATCATCTTCTACTTTCTTGTCCCATCGTCTAAAGAAACCTAATACCTTATCCATTACAATTAAAGTTTCAACTTGTATAGTATCTTCTTGTTGCAATTGCAATAGCAAAGGTAACTCATTATCTCTCATATCAAACAACGTATCAAAAGTTACGTTATGGTTATCAATGAAAGATAATATAGTTGAGAAATCTGAACGAAGAACATAACTTAGAGATTGTTGCTTTTTCTGCCAAGACTTATATACCTCTAAATGCTTTTCGTCTAATAGATTTCCCACCCATATTTTTTCATTGTGCAGAAAGTTTGATACAAGAAAGTCCCTCAACTCATCTTGTCTATCAAACCTTCTACCCAGTTTTGTGAAGAAGAACTTGTCTTTACGCTTTAAGAAACTTGCTTCACTTGCTGAGATACGACCATTATACTTGATATAGTCGTAACTGTCAAGGGAAAAATGGTTCTTTACCGCAAGATATTCTTTATATGCTTCAAACCCATTCATAGCGGTAATGTTGCGACCCTCGGTAGATAGTTCATTTCTCTGTATTCGTTTTCAATGAACATCTTAGTATTCGCATCAATCAAACTAGGAACTTCTTCATATTCAAGACCGTTCTCTTCACACAATTTAATAACAGCATCAATATAAGCCATGTTCATTTCTGTGACATACATTTTCAGTTTGACACTAAACTCTTCCCTTTTCATATTAACTACTATCGTTTCTTCTTGCATTATTTTCTCCAAGCGGATATATTTTTATATGCACCCGGTCTTGGGTCGCCATGACGAAGTGCAGGGTTATTCAAATCTTCTTTAGAAGCAAAGTAAGATTTGTGTACGAGTTTCGATGGACGCTCAGGTCTTTCTTGTTCGTACTTCTCAATTTGTTCAGTCATTATACAACATCTCCTATCCTTTGTCAAGGGTTAATATCAGAGGAAGAATTCCTGCGATTTCTTTAGCACATAGATGTGCAATTTCCATATGTTCTTTTTGAGTACCATTAGCACCACGAAGTTCGATATAGTGAACCCAAGAACGAAGTGTACCATTCATATACAAACGTGTCTTTGTATTACCTTCAGGTAGAATTGCCCGTGCTTGTTCTTTTGCGATGCCATTATCAATCGCCCATTCATATGTTCGCTTGGCGAGGTCAATAACTTCTTGCTGTGCTTCTACCCAAGTCTCTGCAATAATACGTTGGGTTGCGTCTGTCATATCCATGTCGATAGAGTTTTGACGGTTCTTTGTATCTTGCAATCGTGCTTCTCTCAGAATGAACTGGTCACCCATTGATGCAGGGTCAGCATATCGTTGTGAGAATTCTTGAAATGCAAACGAACGGTGACGTACAATCTGGTGTGCAATGTCACGGGTAGTATCAATCTCTAAACAAGCAGACACCATTTCTAGTGGTGACCAATGCTGATGTTTGATTAGATACTTAATTAGTTTTTCAGATGTTTCACTATTCATCTGATTTGTAGGATTTGAAACCCTAGCACAATATGCGATTAGTTCTTGTGCGTTATCAAGCCCAATGAAATCGCCATCTGGAACTTGCGAATATGAAATTAGTCTAACTGACATCTTCTCTCCTATTTGTAAAAAATGTGTGTGTCTATCTGAACAACTCGCTTCATGCCAGATGCCCAATATGGTGTTACATAGTCTGCATGATAATACATGGAACCATCGGTAATGTCAAGTAGTGTTTTGGACAAATATTGAGAATATATATCTATCGCAATCATCTTTGAGGTCTCCCAAACAGCACCTTCATATGGCTTATCTGATTTTCCATCGCACCACCAAGAGAACTGACACAGATTACGCTTGGGCATACCACTAGCATGATATTTACCTTGCTGTACTACTGCACAAATGTTGTCTGGGAAATTAGATGATTTCACTCGATTTATTACAACATTTGATACTGCTAATTTACCTGCATATCCTTCAATCCCTGCTTCAAAATATGCATTCAAAGCAAGACATTTGATTTCTTCAAAGTCAAGTTCCGTATTAGGTATAGTTGATATCAACGGTGACGCTACTACTGTCGGTGCCGCATCTGCTACGGCTATATTATTATTTAGGGAAAAAGTGAATGTTGACACCACTATTGTTATAAATAATAGTGGAATAATCCCCGATTTATGCATTGACTTACGCATATGACCAAATCCTTTATTTCATTGAACACGCTACACTATAGCACAGTTCCTTTATTATGTCAACCCTTTTCCTTAATGTAGAGAGAGTACCCCATGAATTATCGCCTTAAGAGTTTGGTGTATGGTGTCTTCCTAACGGCAGTGGTGTCTGCTGGTGCGTATGGTCAAGAGACTATAACAACAGATAATACCAATACGAATAATACGACTGTAACTAGTACAACAGATAACACGAATGTTAATACTAACACTAATACCAATACAAACACCAATAATAATACTACAAATTATACTGGTGTGAATACGAACACAAATACAAACACCAATAATAATACTACAAATTATACTGGTGTGAATACGAACACAAATAATAATAACAATGTTAGTACATCTACTAACGTGAATACGAATAACAATGTCCTTTCTGGTGGTACTAACAATACCAACACAAATTCAAATACAAACATTAATACCAGCACAAGTGATATTAATTCAACTAGCAATAATACTAACACAAACTCAAACACAAATAATACAACTGTGAATGAGACTTCTGATGCCACAATAAATTCAACATCAAATAATACAAACACAAACAGTAACACTAACAACAACACAAGTGATATTACTTCGAATAATACAAACAGTAACACTAACAATAATACAAACAATACTACTGTTGATAGTACATCGAACAATACAAATAGCAACACCAACAATAATAACAACAACAACGTTTCGAAAATTGAGCAAGAGATTAAGTCTCCTCCTCCTAGTGCTATTGCACCAAACGTAAGTGCGAACAATATGGACCTATGTACTACTGGTATTTCTGGTGCTGTTCAAACACAGATTTTAGGTATTGCTGGTGGTACTACTATTAGAGATATGAACTGTGAACGATTAAAGTTATCTAAAACCTTATACGATATGGGTATGAAAGTTGCCGCGGTTTCCGTGATGTGTCAAGATGACCGTGTCTTTGGCGCAATGGAAATGGCAGGAACACCTTGTCCGTTTATGGGTGACATTGGTGAAGAAGCATCTGCCGCTTGGGCAATGATGCCAGAACTTCGTCCTGACGCTGATGAACATAGAGCAAGACAAGAGTATATTGAAGATGTAAAGCAAGCAATTCAAGAGGGCAAAGATACTACAGAAATCGAAATGAGGAAACCATTAGATGTTAATACGAAGTCATTCCTTGGTGGCTTGGGCGTTGGCGCTTTGTTGCTTCTTCTTCTGTAATACAGCATTCGCCTACCCAGCCAATTATAATGACCATACATTCGGTACCGATGTTGATTATTATAAAGACACTCTATTAGATACATTTCAAGATTATGACTTGACTGACTGGCAGTATTTTCCTGGCACAGGCGAGAACGATGGCGATACAACAAATGACCACTTCTGTTTTCCCATGTATAATGGAAGTGGCTACGAAATCTGGTATGGCGCAAACGGTTCACAATCTTGCGGTTGGTGGGAAGGGGTAAGAGCGCAATATCAAAATGTAACGTATAAAGATTTCTTTTCAGACTTGGGTACTGTTACGATGGATTGTTCAAACGCATTGAATGACCCATCTTGTCCTGGGTACCAAGAGGCACACTTCAGTTATATGTGTAGTACAAATCCCTTGTACGACCAAAACTGCCCAGGTTATCAGCAAGCATTTTACGACCAGCAATGTTCTGCAAATCCTTTAATCGACCAGAACTGCCCTGGTTATTCAACTGCATATTACAATCAGCAATGTCAACAGAACCCTCTACATGATAGCGGGTGTCCAGGTTATCAACAAGCATATTACGACCAGCAATGTTCTGCCGATGCATTGTATGACCAAAACTGTTCTGGGTACCAAGAAGCATATTACACCAATCAATGTAGTGCAGACCCATTATATGATAGTGAGTGTCAAGGCTACCAAGAAGCATATGCAAAACAAATGAACGAACAGAAGCAAGATGACGGAAGTGGTGTTGACGATGGTACAGATGACGGTGTTCCTGCAAATGACGGTAGCGATATTGACGCTTTTATAGAACCTCAACAGACGGCAGACAATAAACAACAAACACAGGGTTTTGACGATGGGTCAGATGATGGTTCGTCTTCAGGAGACATGGACGACACTGGTTCTGGTGCTTTGAAAGAAGATGAGAAAGTAGTTGAGCAACAGCAAGAGACTGTTATTGAAGAAGCAAAGCCTGAAGTTATTGAACAGCAAATTATTGTTGAACAAAAACTTGAAGTTGAACAAGAGCAAGAACAACAACAACAACAAGTATTGGTAGAAGTAGAAAAACAGATTGA